CGGGACGAGAAAGATCGGGCCATCGCTGAACTGACCGAGGTCAGGGTGATGGCGGAATGGGGACGGTTTGAGGGAGGGAGGCATGAATGAGCTGGCACTTTTCGCAGGCACTGGTGGCGGAATACTTGGCGGAAAACTCCTTGGATGGCGAACCGTTTGCGCAGTCGAATGGGACGCCTACGCACGGGACGTTCTGGTCGCCAGGCAAAACGACGGATGCCTCGACCCGTTCCCGATCTGGGATGACGTTCAAACCTTTGATGGAAAGCCTTGGCGAGGACTTGTTGACGTGGTTTCGGGGGGCTTTCCTTGTCAGGACATTTCCTGCGCAGGCAAGGGAGCTGGAATCGAAGGAGAGCGAAGTGGTATGTGGAAGCACATGGCGCGAATTGTCGGTGAAGTATTGCCGCGATTCGTCTTCGTGGAAAACTCACCGATGCTTGTGGGAAGAGGTCTTGCCGTCGTCCTCGCTGACCTTGCCGAAATGGGGTATGATGCGGAATGGGGTGTTGTGGGAGCGCATCACGTCTCCGCTCCACACAAGCGGGACAGAATCTGGATCGTGGCCCACTCCTACAGTGGACGATGCTCACAACGTAACGCGAAAGAGCGGGGCATTTCAGAGTCTTACAAGGGCAGTAGTGTCCTATCCGACTCCAACAGCAACGGATGCAAGAAAGGGAGGAATTGTTTCAGCGAGACCGGGAGCAATGGGACTTTCCGAAACGCTTGGTGGGCAACTGAACCCAACGTGGGTCGAGTGGCTCATGGGGTGGCCCATAGGGTGGACCGATTGCGCGCACTCGGGAACGGACAAGTTCCAGCAGTGGTTGCACTCGCATGGCAGATTTTAACAACCGAAACAAAACCATGAACAAAATAAACGATTTTCTAGATGTTGCAGACGAAGTGCCGCGTTGGAAAAAAGACGCGAAGCGCCTGGGCATTGAAACCTTCTACGTTTTCGATATGTCCGATTCCTACTGGGAGGCTTCGATTGAGCTTTTCGGCGAAGTGGAAACCCAATGTGGAGAGACGGAGCGCGAGGCCGTGAACTCGTTGATGTTCAAACTGAAACTTGATTGATATGAACGGAGACGGAAAGACCATCAGAAATCGACGCTGGCAGGAAAAGCAGATCGCCGCCGGTAGATGCGCGATCTGCGCTAGGTTGGCCGTGCCGAATCGGACTCGATGCGAGATTTGCGCGGAGAACAACAGGGAATATCAGAGGGAATACCGCCAGCGGAATGGACGATAAATCGTCTTGCGGATTGAAATCATTTTGTTGAGCCTAAAGATGCCGACAGTATCGGCACGGAGTGAAGCCCGTAAATTCAGATGAAACAATCTAACCAGAAAACCCTCTCCATCGCCTCCCGCAGCCGCGCCTCATCTCGCGGAAGCTTCACTTGCGGGAGCGATGCAGAGGGCTTTTTGTGTCCATGAAAAAATCAGTTAGATTCGCGGTTTTTGATCGCGACAACTTTACTTGTCGGTATTGCGGCAAGTCAACGGATGATCGAATCACTCTTGAGGTCGATCATGTAATTCCAAAGTCTAAAGGCGGAGGAGATGAAATGGAAAACTTGGTGACATCCTGCTTTGACTGCAATCGAGGCAAATCGGCCAAGCTCATTGGGGAAACGGCTCCCGAGACAGAACGCGATCGACGAAGGAGGCTTCAAGAGCTTGCGGAAACCAACAGGTCCGCCAAAGAATTGGTGGCCTTGTCTGAGGCTAAGAAAAAACGGATTCAAGCCTGGGGAAGCATTATTTGCGATGCGATGTCACTTGAAACCGTTGACAGAAAGTTCTGCGAGCAAGCAGATCGGCTTGCCGAAGAATTCGGCGACGCCACGGTTGTCCAATGGATCAACAAGCTGCCGTTCAAATTTTATCGGATGGATAACAATTCGGCAAAATACCTTAACGGAATCGCCAGAATGGTTCGCGCCTCAAAATGAATACGTTGCCACCAAAACGCAAAAGGTCTTCTTGGTTCGCGTTCTACCCTGACGATTTCAGCGGGGGGACAAGGAGCATGTCACTAGCTGGGCGCGGAGCTTTTATTGAGCTTCTTGGATACCAGTTTGCCAATGGCTCAATACCAGCCGACGACAGAACTCTTTGTCGAATCACCGGAGCATTTCCTGACGAATGGCCTGCCGTAAAAGAGGAGGTCTTGGCCAAGTTTGAGTTTGATGAAGACGGTAATTTGGTCAATCTAAGGATGCAAAAAGAACGCGAGGAGCGGGAAGAAATCCGCTCCAAAAGAGTCCATGCATCTCGAAAGGGAAACGAAAAGCGATGGCAAAATGATCCCAAATGGGATCGCAAAAGTGTCCCAAATGGGATCGCAAATGGGATCCCAAAAGGGAACGTTTTGCGAATCGCGTCCACGGCCACGTCCACGGCCTCGTCCTCGTCCACAACCAAGTCCGAAAGCAAAAGTAAAACTAAAGTTCATTTGGCGAGCAAGGCTCGCCCACAAACCCGCGAGGAGTTTGATGCCTTCCTTCAAGAGGTTGGCCTTTATCCTCGCGATGCCGAGGCGACATGGAACAAATTTGAGGGCAATGACTGGACCAACGGCGGCAAAAAGATTGCCTGCTGGAAATCGACCGTCAGGGCGTGGAAGGCATCGGGCTACATGCCGAGTCAGAAAAGCCCGTCTGATTACGAGCCGCAATGGCCAAGAACGCAATCCGCCGCTGAGGCGGTTCCCGAAGAAGAGGACGACCTCATGGCCAAGCTACTGCGGCACAAGGAGGCCGAGGCGCGTGAGGCGGCAGGAGATCATCCCGACTACTGGACTGAGGAAGAAATCGAAAAAGAGGAGGCCGGATGCTTCTGACCGTTTCAGACCTTTCCGAGCAACTCGTCGGCAGGATTGAGGAGCTTGCGCCAATGCTCCTCCCCGGTGGTCGCAAGCACGGCAACGAGTGGATCTGCGGCGACTTGTCAGGCGCACCAGGTGATTCGCTCAAGCTCACGATGACGGGAGGTCATGCAGGTCAGTGGAGAGATTGGGCCACCGACGACCACGGCGATCTTGTGGACCTTTGGCGTCTCTCTCGAGCGATTTCAGCGGGGGAAGCAATTTCCGCTGTCAGGACATACCTTGGCATCTCCGAGCCTGTCAGGCAGCACGAAAAGCGGGTTTACGGCCATGCTCCCGCAATTAAGTCTGAAGCTCCATCACCAAACGGTCGCGCCTACGCCTGGTTGACCCAAACGCGGGGGCTGAAGCCGGAAATCATCGAGAGGCTGAAAATCGAGATCGACACAGGGCGGAAGGCCATTGTTTTCCCGTGCATCTCTCCGGCTGGCGAGATCATTAACCGCTCATATCGGACACTGGGAGACAAAAAGAAGGTGTGGCAGGACAAGGATTGCGCCCCGAGCCTTTTTGGATGGCAAGCCATCACCGAGTCGAGCTACCGATCAAAAAGAATCCTGCTCTGCGAGGGTCAAATTGATGCGGCCACATGGCATCAATGGGGGATTCCTGCGCTGTCTGTTCCCAACGGCACGGGCGCGACCTGGGTGGAGTTTGAATGGGACAACCTCCAAGCCTTCGATTCGATCTATCTGGCGTTCGATCAAGACGAGGCCGGAAGGAAGATCGCCAACATGGCGGTGACGCGCCTAGGGAAGCACCGTTGCTTTATCGTCGCGATGCCCAAAAAGGACGCGAACGATTGTCTGTTGGCCGGATTCACCGCCGAGGACGCACGCGATTGGGTGACTAATGCCAAGCGGCCACGCATCGAGCGATTGGTGACGACGGCGGAAATGGAGGATCGCCTTGTCGAGGATGTAAAGCCAAAGCCAGAGCCGTTTTCGATGCCGTTCCTAAAAATGGATTGGCACAATGGAGATGGCTTTTATTTCCGCCCAGGTGAGCTGACCATCTGGGGCGGCTTCTCGCACGCTGGCAAGTCTACCATGCTCAACTTCATGGTTGCCCAGCTCTTGGGCGCACGGATTCCTGTTTTCATCGGCTCTTTTGAGATCCGCGTCGAAACTCAGCTTCGGAAGATGTTGTCGGTGTTTTATGGAAAAAGGAACATCAACGAAACGGCTGCGCGTGAGTTTGCGCGGAACGTAGGTGAAAGCATTGTCTTTTCCGATGTTGTCGGCTCCATCAGCAAGGATTCGCTGATGGAGATGATGTGGTTTTCGCACCGCCGCTATGGGACAAGCCATTTCGTCATCGACTCGTTGATGCGCGTGCAGGGCTTGGAAGAGGATTACCCGGCCCAAGGAGAGTTTTGCAATCGCCTCCAAGACTTTGCCAAAGAAACAGGAAGTCATCTACATCTGGTTGCGCATTTGGCAAAGCCAGCGCAAGATGGAGCGAGGCCGAGCATGTATGCCATTAAAGGCTCAAGCTTAATGGTCAACAATGCAGACAACGTTCTGCTTGTGCTCCGCAACCCTGAGAAAGAGAAGAAGCGCAAGGCCGGAAAACTGACGAGCGAGGAAGAGCGGTCTATGCACGACTCCGAGATCATTGTCGAGAAGCAGCGCGAAACCGGATGGCTTGGCATGTTCAAACTCAATTTCGATTCCGCTAGATTCCGATTTACAGAATTTGATTCAACCAAAGTAATGCAATGAGAACAGCAAACATCAACGTAACCAAAATCGACAAGACCGCCCTTTACGAAGGAAAGAACGGCAAATACCTAAGCCTGGTCTTCTTCGACAACAAGGAAGGTCCGGACCAGTTCGGCAACGATGGCTTCGTCACGCAGGACTTGGGCAAGGAGCGTCGCATGGCAGGAGAGAAGGGGCCGATCATCGGCAACTGGAAGGAGGTTGGAATTAAGGGGCCGGCTCCCGCGCCAGCCAGACAGGAAAGCTCAGTGATCGTTTCGATGGAGGATCAATCCGATATTCCGTTTTGAAACTGGACTACATAAGGGAGGCGGCTCCTTTTGACCGCGTGAATGCGATGACCACAGCCTAAGCATGACCGAGCGAACCTACCACACCGACCTGGATGATGCGATCCTCGACGGGTGGGAGTCGCCAGTCCTGCTACCGATCAACGGTGGTGAGGTGCATTCGCACGGCAGGAGATGCTACATCCGCAACCCTCGCCGCATTGCCTTTCTCCGATATGCTCTGGGCCGAGAGATGAGCGCGGCCAAGCACCTGACCGACGTTCTGGGCTTTGCCGCAGGGTGCGAGGTCCACCAGTTCTTGAGGAGTCTTCAGTTCCAGCTCGCCATTGAGAAATCACCGATCCGAGTGCAGCTCGTCCTCAAGGGCCGCAAAGGTTATTGGGTGGCATACAAACGAGATTGCAATGAAACCAAATAAAGAAGGGCGTCGAAAACAAATTGCAAGGAAGCTCCCTGCTAGGGTGATTCATTGCGAGGATAACCAAGAGCGCCGAGCAGCAGGATGCTGCGGCTGCACTGGATGCGCCATGCTCCTGATCATCGGCGCGATCATTCTCCTGCTGCTGATGGCAACTTAACCAACGAACCCATGAACCAACAAAAGAAACGAGGACGGCCAGCAAAGGCCAAGGCTGAAGTGCAACCCGTCGAGGATGTCGAGCAGGTTGATGCCATGCATGACGCCGAGGCAATGGATGCCATCGAGGATGTCGAGCAGTCAACGCAAGACGAGACTCTAAGCAACCCAGACCAAGAGCTGGTTCGCCGTATTGAGATGGAGATCGGACGCACGCACAACGCATGGGGCCTGGTGGATCCTGTCGAGCTGATCAGTGCGGTTTGCCGTGTGGTGAGACATTAGGGCCATGAGTGAGGCACGCGATCCCGAATCGAATAGGATTGACGCTGAATCGGCGGAATCGGTAAAATCTTGCCCTGCAAAGGTGATCGGGCAGATGGCGGCGCATCACGGCGCGGAGAAGGCGGCCCAGTATGGGGCGCAAATAGCTGGGCATCACGGCGTGCCGAAGGAGTTTCAAGCCACAACCATCTGCGGCAACTGCGGGGCTGAGTTCGCGCCGAAGCGCGGGGCTTCTGGGCAGTTTTGCTCAAGGCAATGCGTGTCGCCAGGGAGATCAACCTTGGATGAAAATAAAATCATAGAGCTTTACGCATCAGGCGTTGGGATTAAAACCATCGCTAAGCGACTCCTTGGACGCGAAACCGCAAAGAACACGATACGAGACGCCCTAAAAAGAAATGGCGTGCAGATTCGGACAGTTCAAGAGATGGCCAAAGACCCTGCGTCTATTATGCGGAGATTGTTAGGCAGGGGCGTGGTTATTGATTCCAAAAGTTTTTTTAAGAAAAAGATTAAGACCACAGCAAGAACTGGTGGGCTTGAATTATTTGATTATGCTAAGCGGGCAGCGAAGAAAGCCGGTGAAATACGGTCATACCATGCGCAAAACGCGAAAGCAATCGAGGCGGGTTTTAGGTCGTCGTATCACGCCAAATATCAGACGAACGGAGCATTTCGGGCAAAGGAGATCGCAAGGGCTAGGTTCAAAAAGTTTGTGGAAGAGGGGCTGGGTGAAAGAGCTGGTAAGTTTATAGGTTGCAACTGGAATGAGTTCCGCTCGCACCTAGAGAGCCAATGGGATGAATGGATGACTTGGGGTAACATCGGCCCAACGGCAGACGGGTTTTGGCAAATTGATCACATCGTTCCATGCTCTTGGTTCGACCATGAAAGGAATGATCATGCAAGACTTTGCTGGCATTACCTCAACATGCGGCCAATATCATCGCTGGAAAATTCGAGAAGAAGCAATAGGCCAACGGATCTTATTGAGACTCTTAACTCACTACCTGAGTGTGAAATCAAATACGACCTCATTGCATTCGTTTCGCAACGAAATGAAAGTTAACAGGTTACGGGTCCCTTGACAGAAAATTACTCCGCTCAGGGTCGTCG